ATAATACGCAGTTCTCTTGGGATTGTGAACGTTAAATCCTATTATTTCAAGAGAATCAGTCGAACTTTCCTCTTTGAGAGTCAAAGTCTCACCTGTGAGTTTTTTGTAAACTTCTTTAATGTGCTTGACATGTTCAGAAATGACGTCTTGTGATTCTTCAGAACAAGACCTCTTCATTTCTATCATTTGCTTCTCAGAAACAAAATTAGTAATCACTTTGTAAGAAGCCAAGACCTTGTCACTTCCAAGAAAAGTGAACTTAACAGAGTAAGATGCTGTCATTGGAGTCGAAGAACGACCCCAAGTTGTGTCCATGGCTTGCCCGAGGGCATTTATGTTGAGTGTCTTGGGCATATGAGGCTCCTGTTCAATTAAGTATGACTTACCTTGTATTTATTCAATACTTCCTCAGTAGTAGGTCTCCATCCCTCCGACCATTTTACTTTATTGGGATAAGCCCAGTAAGTTGCACAAGAATCGCAACATTCGAACTTTGAATAAGACTCTTCGTCAAATTTAGTCCTCATGATCACGTCACAGAGAGGGCAAAAGATAGGTCTGTTCTTTCTAAAATCTTTCGGCTTTATCACATAAAATCCATCGGGACTTTCAAAAATAACTCTATCATTTGTGTAATTTTTCCACTCGCTCATTGGTAGTCTACTCTTGAGTCCTTTTCTCTCTTTGTTATTTCCAATATACAATCTGCATTGTCCTTAATGCCGTCGACGTGCGTGATAACAAGAACGGTCTTAAAGTATCTCTTGAGAGACGTCAAGAAACGACCGCAGGCTTCGACTCCAGCGCTATCAAGAGTTCCAAAACCTTCATCGATTATGAAAAAGTCTGGTTTTGGAAGCGATGAAACATTAAGCATGGCTACTCTCAATGCGATAGCAGAGATCGTCTTCTCCATTCCGCTGCACAGCTCTATAATTCTCTTGGAATCTCCGTAGTTAATGTATATCTCGAGTGAGTCTGTATCTTCGTCGGACTCGAGCTCTATCGTAAAGTCGACTATACCCTGAAGTATCTTTGAGACTTCTGAGTTTATGAGGGGAAGTTGTGACTTCGTCACAAGAAGCGGAATGCCTTTCTTAGAGAAAGCATTGGCAATCAGTTCGTGCATCCTGACATTCTGCAGGAGACCATCACGTACCTTCTTTTCTTCGTCAAGCTTCTCAAGAGACGACTGTATCTTTCCTATCATTGAAGCAAAATCAAGCTTTTGTCTATCATATGCTTTTACGGTCTCTATCAGATGACTAATCTTCGACTTTATGGCAATTACTTCTTCAGCCTCTTCAGTGTCCACAGACTTCTTTAAGTTTTCAAGCTTCTCCTTCGCATCTTTTAGAGAGATAGCGTAAGCATCTGAAGAATTCTGCAACTTGACAGTGTCTGTCTCTTTTTTAGAAATCTCTAAGGTTACTTTGCTAAGAAGCTGAGTAGCTTTCTCATGCTTCTTCAACTTCTCCTCGATCGTGTCATCAGCAAGTTCAGCCATAGACTCTTTGGCACCTTCAAGTAGACGAAGAGCCTTGGCTGTCCGTCGCTCTTGCTCTGACAAACTTTTCTTGTTCGAGTGAGCATCTTTGATGAATTTACAAGTTGGATAGTCGTCTCCGCAAGGAACTTCATCGAGTATCTTGAGAGACTTCTTCTGAGTTTTTAGTGTCGTCTCTTCCTTGTCGTAAGCGTGTCTCAAGTCAGCTATCGTAGCTTGTAGTTTGGACTGTGCATCCTGTTTCTTACGCAAAGCGACTACGTCTATTGAATCTATGAGAGTTTGAAGCGCCTCAGACTTGTCCTGCAGAGACTTGATCTCGTCAACAAGAACGCCTATTTCACCTTCACAATCACTCAATTTTATCTCCAGATCAGACACTCTCCTCGCTTGAGAGTCCACGTCTGATTGTGTCACAGGAGAGGCATTATGATTAGACAGGTCAGAACGCAAAAGTGAAAGAGAAGTCTGACTCTCTGCAATCAGGTCCTCGCAATTTCGTATCTTGCTTTCATTTTCTGATATGAGCGACTGTCCCTGCGTCTTCATCTCCTCCCAATTTCTGTCTGGGAAATTCTTCAACTGAGACTTTACAGAGGAGACTTCTTTGGAAGACAAGTCATGAATCCTGTCAAACACGTCAAGATCCAGAAACTTACTGAGAATAGCTCTCCTCTTGGTAGAACCCTGGAGGAGAAATGCGTTTGTGTCTCCCTGTGCTGAGAGAGTGGTGATCAAGAAGTCGTCAGCAATACCGAGGAGAGATCTGATGGTCTTCTCCGTGTCGGATCTCTGTTCTCCGCAGAGATCTTCCATTTCTTCGGCGTCCTCACGCATCCTGAACAGATTGAGAGAAGTGGATGCAGATACGATACCTTTCTTGTTGGTGTTCTTCGTCGTCTGACGCTCGACGACGTAGGATAGACCGTTGTGGTCGAAGATTGCCCTGGAGAAGCAGTGGTCCTTCCTGACGTTGCACACGTTGATGTTCTTCACGGGCCCTCTGTCGGTCGCGTTGAACAACGTGTACATCAGAGTTCCTACGATAGAAGACTTACCAGTCCTATTTGGGCCGAATATTCCGACGATTCCATTCAGCTTCTCAAAGTCGACGACGTTTCCTTCGCCATAGGAGAACAGATTGTCCCACTCAAGACGCCTGAGTGTCCACTTAGAGTTTCTCGACATGTCTTCAGCAGAACGAACTTGGGAGAGGTATAGCTTCACTGTAGAACTAAGTTCATCGACTTCCTTCTCGGAGAAACTGATGTCCTTGTAGTAGTCTCTCAGCAGTTTAGTGAGGACCTCAGGCGATCGAAGGTCGGTCTTTGCGACGGAAGTGGTGCTCGTCTTGACGAGCTGAGTGTCGACGACGTCGTCTATCTTGTAAGTGACCTCCGTGGCATTGAGCGAAGTCTTCAACGTTTCAGAAAGGATATGGACGTCCTCCTGCGTGAGTCCGACGTTCGATCTGACCCTGAATCGTGTCCCGAGAGGGCAGGACTTGGCAATCTTCAGAGTCTTATCAAGCGATCCGGCCCAATCAAGAGTAATGAAAGGCTTGACATTGGGAAGCGGACGGTTGACGACAGACCAATCAGAAGAATTCTTTATCTCCCAGAGATAGTAACCGTGGTTCAATTCTTCGGCATAATTCTGTTGAATCGGTGTCCCAGGATAGCCTATCCAAGGTTTGCCGTCCCTGTAGCCGAGGAACTGCTGCTTGTGGATATCTCCAAGCATGCAGAAGTCGTAGTCTTTAAAGTAGTCTGCGGTGATGTTCTCTTCGTCAATGTCCCATCCAGTCTCAGTAACAGATCCCCTGACAGGTCCATGGAAGGTCGCGATGTTGACGTCGCCAGGAACAGGAGTGACGTTCTTCCACCCTTCTTCATCGAAGCACGAGAAGACACACCAGTTGTATCCTGGTGCGAAGTTATAGACGCCTGACTTTTTATAGAGGAAGACACGCGGGTTGGCCATCGCTTCCACAATGGGAGTGACGGCGTCTTGACGAGACAAGTTTGACAAGTTTAAATCGTGGTTTCCTAATATCAAGTGCACAGGGGCAACTTTTGACATGTAGTTAAGCCACCAAGTTAAAAACTCGATGTATTCTGGTGAAATACCGGATGTCTTGGTGTGAAAGATATCACCACCAATAAAGATGTGATCTACTTTCTGTGCAAGACAATCATCGGCAAAAAATTTTAAGATTTTTCTATATTCTTCATGTCGACTCAAGCCACGAATATGAACGTCGGCAGTGTGTGCTATTTTCATAGTTTACTTTTTCTAAAGTAACGTGATCTATCAATATTGTTCAAATCTAATAGCTTTTGTGATCTCTTAAGAACTGATGCTTCGCTTCTGTTCATCAGCTTCGATATCTCTCTGATTAAGTGTCCTGATTTTCTTAGCTCAAGAAGCATTTCTTCTTCTTCTTCAGTCCATGATTGTCTGTGTTCTTTTTTGTTTTCTTTCTTCAAGTTGTAAGTCTTGAACCACTTTTTCACAGTCGTTGCACTCACTTCAAACTTAGATGCAACATCATTCCAAGAAAGTCCCTCGGATTCTCGCAATAAAGTTTCAGAATCGACAGGGCAACTCACGGTGTTCTTTTTGACATACTCTTCGTCTTGCCACAATTTTTTAACAGTTGCAGAAATTCTCTCGATAACTTCAGGCGATCGACCGTATAGATCTTTTTTCTTCTCTGACATCAGGTACTTAGTCTCATCAGACATCTTCAGACCTCTAACCCCAGAAAAACCACCGTCAGTTAGATTGTAACCATACCCTCCAGAAGACATATTTGTTCCAAAAAGTGTTATGTAATGTCTCTCAAGTCTGTCAAGGTCCTCTTGAGATTCCGCTTCTTCAAGAATTAAAAATTCAAAATTTTCTAATCCATGTTTCTTAATGGCTTCACCAATTTTTGAAGATCCATCCCTTGAAGATCTTATATGACCTAACCAACGAGTCTTTAGTTGTACGGTTTGACCAATGTAAGATTTACCATTGGTCTTATTGAGAATCCTGTAAATGTAACCCATGAATTAAATATGCGTCATGCATCGTGGTTACCCAACTAAAATCCTATTTGTGTATAAGTTACACTGCAGCACGAGCTGCGACGGCGATCTCTTCGGCTGCCGCTGCAAGTTCAACTCCCTTGACAGCTGAGGCGCTTCCCTCCAGGATTCCAAGCATGGAAGCTCCGGAGTGCAGGACTCCCTGTATACCTTCATACAAGAAGAAGATGAGTAAACCCTTGTAGATGAGTCCATCGACTTTTGACCTGACGCTTCTCGGATGCTCATTTTCTTTCCCCGGTTTCTCGTACGCCATAGCCTTATCAGAGGTGTAATCCTCAAAGGAGACGATGTCGTCTCCGGCACTCAACTTGAGACCTGAGCTGAAGGGGGTGTCTTGAAGGGCCAGATAGACCTTATATGAGAACTTATCGGGTACGATAAAGTCGATGACGTCTTCCTCGATCTTATGAAAGAAGTGTTCGGCTTTTTCCATTGCTGATGCAATTTTTGGTAGCTTCAACCACGTGGCCACCTTGGACAAGGCTTTGAAAAGCATCGGGAGAAAGCCCATTCCTGCCAAACCCATGCCAACTATACCAATGATGCTCTCGTTCAATAGCGACTTCTCAGAATCGAGTCCTTCGACGAGAAGCAAAGAGTTCAGTTTAAGTAAACTTTCTGTCTTGGCATTCGAGAGATTCGCTGCGTTGCTCTTGAGATTCTCAAAATCTTCTTCGGCGACTTTCTTAAAATCGGTGCTTCCGAACTGTTTAGCATCCTTCAATGTGTCATCAAGTTTTATCGACTCACCTGACTCTTTCATGCCTTTCTTGATTGCATCGACTAGAGACTTAAGTTCATTGGGCATCTTTTTGAAAGTTGCCATTGCCTCTGAGATCTTTGCTGCAAGCTCCTTGGCCTTTCCCTTGATCTTGTCTTTCACAGCCTTGGTCAACTTGATGATGCCCTGTTTGGCGTCATCAGTGAGACTCTCTTGCACGATGTACTGCCTCGTGAGCTCCTCACGGATGATCTTCCTGAGCTTGGCCTCTGAAATGACAGGCCGGATATTTGAACGCATGTCTCTAAGTATTCGCTACATTCCCAGAGATGACGTGCTAATGACGCGATTGAGCTTGATGAGGAAGTTGTCATTCCAGTCGAGGTAGCGTGCTTCTTTCAAGGCGATTTCAAACTCCGCGCGGGACATAGAACCAGGGTCGCCCCACGGACGGACATCTACTATCTGCACGTCAACATCATACTCCTGGAGTTTCTTCGCGATCTTCGGAGTCTTCCTGTCCCACATGTCTCCGTCGAGGGCGAGGGCCACTGGCGTGTTGTTGAGGAGGATTCTATTGAAGAGTTCGTGTCTCTCGTCCAAGTCGGATCCGAGGAGTGCTGTGGTGTTGTCCGGACACTTGACGAGATCGAATGGACCCTCCACCAGTGCCAACCGCTTCGTCCAGTCGATGTTGATCTCATTGAAGATGATGGGGTTCTTGTCCACCTCTGGGTTGTCGTACTTGGGCTTTCTGTCCTTATCGATCGCACGGGCCGTGAAGTAGTTAAGTTCACCTTTGAAGTTGAAGGAAGGCATGATCACCCGCCGCTTCCACCGAGGTTCGTTGGAGATGCCAAACTTGAAGTACCACGCATCACGTTCTGTCAAGCCGCGGCCGAAGAGGTACCTCCACATCGCCTTCACGTCAGGATCGTTCTGATTTGCCAGGGGCAGGAGGCAGAAGTCCCCGGGAAGTTCGAGGCGTTGTTCCTCCACCTTCTCGCCAGTGACCAGTTCGCCTGTGCCACCATCGGCGATCCCGAGGACCTCCTTGTACTTCGCCAGTTGCCCAGGCGTACCGTACTTTCGGATGAGGGGAACGAGGTTCCTCGCCTTGAATCCACACACCCAACAGTGACACCGGTCATCATCCGTCTTGATGGCAAGCTTCTTCTTCGTGACATCGGAGGGTGCACAGATGGGACACCGAACATCGAAGTTCCGTCCGTTGCCGGCGAGGTGACCCTTGCCGAACACGGACTCGATGAACAGAAGTTTATCACTGATGCTGAAGACGGCCACAGTAAAACAGTATCATACCCCTGTTCACTTGTTCATGAGGCCTGCAGCCCGGGCGATCACGTAGGCATCCGTTGCATCCCTCGACCATCCCACGATTGCACCCGACTTCGGAGTGAGAGGCCACTGAACGTGTGAAAGATCGTGTTCGCACATGTGTTTGAAGACTTGCTCCTTGTGTGGCATGCCGGCCACCGAGGTCTTCTGCAGCTTCACTCCACACAGCTTTCGAGCCGATGCCGCCGAGATGTATGTGGGTTCGAGGCCGAACACTTCTCGTCCGATGTACGAGACGATGCCGTTGAATCGCATCAACGTGGTGATGGTTGCCGCAGAACTCATGCCCTTAGAGAATCCAAGAAGTGGCTCCTCGAGGGCGAAGGCAGTCACAGATGGAAACCTCGTCTTGAGGAGGAGCAATTCGGACTTGACGCGATCGGCCTTGTCCCATAGAGTCACACACTTCTTGAACTCGATTCGATCGAGGTAAGCGACGTTGGCACCGTTAACAGGTTCCAAATCAGGATCCACCACACACACTCCTGTGATGGAAGTGGACACATCGAGGCCTAGAACGAGATTTGACATTACAATTTTCTCTTCGACAAGACGACAGGTTCACCATGTATCGGTGCCGACTTAAACCACTGCGGATTAGAATCCAAGAATTCGTCGACTGCTGGTTTTACTCCGTGCTTGTCAGTAGTGATAGACTTTGTTGCGATCTCAACTTTCTTGTATTCTTCTCTGTCGGAATACCAAAGATCTTTTTCTGACCACCTTCCCTCATAGTCGTCTATGATAACCAGACTCTTGTCATGAGTAATGTCGTTGAGATGACGCAGTTCTTCTGCGACAGTGTAATAGTTGTGGTCACCATCGATCAAAACGAGATCAAATTTTTCTCCTCTTTTAACAATTTCCGGAATCTCTTCCAGACTGTTCTTTTGTTTTAAGCTGACATTATGTCCTTGCTTCAGATCCAAATTATTGAGAGTGATGATTAATGATTCTTGAAGAAGCACGTCTATTCCTAAGAAATCAAAAGTCTTATGAAAGCGTGTCATGAAAGCTATTACCGGAATGGTAGTAACTCCTCTGTCTAGTCCTATCTCCAACACTCTAGGATGTGTTATCTCGCTTAGGTACCCTTTCATTCCAGGTATGTAACCATGATATGCCATGGATGGATTGTTAACCCAGAGATGATCCAGTAAAACTTTCTTATAACAGACCTAATTCCTTCAATTGTATTTCTGTGACTATTCTGTAAGTCATACCGTGTTCAGCGCACCACAGCAGGGCGGCGGCCATCTTCTTCTTGATCACAGCCTGCTCGAGTTTTCTCTTAGGCTTCACCTCGATGAGTTCGGTACGCCCATCTCTGTACCTCACGAGGAAGTCTGGATAATACTTACGAATCTTCTTTGTCCTCACGTTGGACACGTATTCGATCACTGTCTTCTCGTAGGACCAAAACTCCACATCGGGACTCGCATCGAGGTGGATCATCAATTTATACTCCCACCCAGAACGGAACTTGCACTCACCGGCGATCGGAGAGGTGTAGGTGCCACGGATGTAATGGCCCCTCCTCTTCTTCTTTCGCTTCTTCTTGGCGACCGGCATCAGTAATCGAAGGTGACCTTGAAGAGGATCTTGTCGCCTTCCCTCTTGATGATGGGTTGCGCCAACCGGGCCTTCGCCACCACGTTCATGTTCTCGTCGTGGAAGTTGAGGCCGGAGATGTAAACGAACTTGTCAGTATCTTTAGGATTGTTAGAAGCTTTAAGACTGCTCTCGTTCTCAATGTATGACACGTTGGATGAAGAATTTAGAAGGCCAGCTCCAGCTATTATCTCGTACTTTTGCGTGTATATGTTTTGAACTCCCTTAAAAGACAATTCGTATTGATTCTTTCCAAAGAAGTAGAGGTGTGGGCTCTTTATGACCACTACGCCCTCATCGTAGAAAATATTACCGACAGAATTTTGAGTTGCGTGAGGAGAATCAGAATCGGCTCTATAAAGGTTACCTGCGTAGTCGTCTCTCAGAGTTATCTTCACTTTACCATGTGATCCTGACATGGAAGAATCTTTTAGAACAAAAGAACCCGGAAGTATTCTCCTGCCGTAGTAGAGATTGCTTATATTGAAGAAAGTCACTTGGTTGGAAGAAGGATCGAGAGTTCTCTGATAAATCGTGGCAGGAGCTCCGCGCTGAATTCCTCTGTTAAATTCATCGTCTGACGATATAGAAGATATTGAAGCAGTAACTGCTGCTATGTAACTTTTATATGCTGATCCTGGTTCAAGACCGGGCTGTTCATCATTGGGGCCGTAAAGCTGAGTGACATAATCACTCGGCCCATTAGTTCCAATTCCACCAGAAATAAGAGAAGAAGCCGTGATCAAGTTGTCCAAGTTGATCAAACTGTAGTCGTAATTTCCGTATGAATCAGAGAATCTATTGTAGAAGCTTTCGTTCTCTATTAACGAGTAATTAGGAGTGAAATTGCCATCATCGCATGGAAGTATGGTTAAGTTTCTCTTTGCGACACGCCCGTCATTGTATAGAAATACGTTTGCTTCTTCTGCCTGTGTAGTGTAGTCTATTGCAGAAGCAGACAAGTGGAGAAGTCTGGGGAATCTGCCTGTTGCAAAGTCTTTTGTGAAATTCTCTAAGTTGATGTAGTGGCCATTCACTCCAAATGCCATGGCTACGTTAAAGGGATCATCAGTGCTTCCATCTATTTCAAAGAAAGGTGTCTGCAATATTCCGCCATAATCTCCTACCAGTCTTCTTATTGGAGTTTTTTCAACAAAGAAAGGAGGTACGCAGAATGCAATATTCTTCTTGTTCAAGGCGTCAGTTCCTACGCCTATGGAGCCCGTGAGTGCTATTTCCTCATCAGACATGTAGCTTCGTCTTATGACAAGATCGTGGACTTCAGCCTTGAGAGGGTGTCTAAAAGAAGATGAAACGGGAGCGTCGAGAGCATTATCACTGGTTAGTTGATCGAGTCCATCTCTACGAGCGGGTCTCACTCCAAAGAAAAGTGACTGTGCTGATGTGCCTGTGTTTTTCCCTTCATAGAAGTTGCCAATGCAAAGAACGTCGGGATTAAGTGACGTTGCCGAAGCAAATATTTTTGGCATTACAGTACCTGAGGGCACTACAAAAGTTCCTTTTTCCACACTGTCGATGACAAAAGATCCTGTTCCCTCATTGACCAGATTAGTTCCCCACCTAATCACTACGTGATGCCACTTGTTGAAGAAGAGAGAGTTATCCTCTGAGAGAAAAACTAAGTCGTGAGGATAGCTGCTCGGTAAAACTTTTGATGGTGGATAATCAGCACTGTGGCTGAGTTGCAATTGTAACCTAAAGCCTTCGGGATAACCGTTGGCATCTTTCTTAGATCCTGTGACAAGAGAGACCGCATAGCTAGAAGAGAGGTGAAACACTGTTCCTGCTTTAAAGTGCCCCGCATCTATTCCGTCTTCTTTGTACCTTGGATTTATGTAGAAGTCAAAGCTAAATGCGCCTGACAAACAATAAGAACCAGACACATGACCTTCATGAACAGGTAGCTCACTGTCGTATGAGTTCGGATAGAGCAAAACTGAAGACGTAGGAACAAGTTGAGTTGATCCATTGAAAGCAGTGAAAAAATTCAAAGAATTGTAATTAGTGTACGACCAATTAGCTGAAGGATACTCAACACTGTAATAACGCATCAAATTTTGCTTGATGTTATTCTTTATCAGAGTATACTTGGTTACTTTCGTGGTAGGAGTAAATCTCTCTATGTCAAGAGTCTGAGTTTTTCTGGTTGGTGTTGCCGAAACTATGCTCAAATACTTTTCAAGAGGACCAACAATGCTCTCTGAATACTGCCTTTTTGTCCTTGAGCTCTCGTTTATCAAGTTCCACTGACTGTCGAAATTGGTCTCGACAGTTGCCAAGGAATTTGTGTCGTTGAACAAGAAAGATTTTTCTTGATCTTTCTCGGTAGGAGAAAGACGAGGAAAGACTTTTATGGAGCCAGTGACTCCCAAGACAGAACTAGAAATATAGCTTCTGCTCGGTGTTGTTACAACTGTGAATGACTCAATATCATTTTTAGTAACTCGAATGACTGACATGAAACTCCATATAAAGGACCATCAGAAGTCAAGTCTAACTCTAAAAGTCAAGTCTCTTCCCGGGTTCTTCTCAACAGGTCTGCTGAGTTTTGCAACTGCCAAGAGACCACCGCTTGAGTCGTAAAGACCAATTGTCGTGATGTATGTAAACGGCTCTTGAGTTTCATCTGGTAAAGTGTCGTCGTATATCGTGAGTCTTCCTGTGTCTCCTGTAGCTTGAACATAAGTGGGGTTTGAGGAGTAATTGAAATCTCCAGGTAGAGCTCTCACGAATATGAGTGAAGAGTTAATGTTTGTTACGTTCTGGAAGGTCATTGCAGTCAATGCGCCTGTTCCAAACCTCGCATAGCAGAAGTGATCCAAGATATCGTCCATGCTTCCTGAGCAGACTAGGTCTGGTATTAATTTTGCTGTGCCAGACGTTTCAGTCATGGCGCCTCCCAGTATCGTTGTCCCGAGTGGATGCATGGCAGATATGGTCCCAGACATGAACTGAGATCCAGAAGTTATCTCGGCTGCGTCTAGTACAACTATTCCGTGATTGTAAAAGATCGATCCAACAGTTCTAGTTGGATTTGAAGCATTGACGAGATAACCAAACTGTCCTCCAACTTCTGTCAGCCTCTGGCCTGAAGATCCTACGTCAGTGAATATGGAAGATCCCGATATTGAGTTGACATAAAGGTTGGTTACGCCATAAGATTCATCTGCAGGCGGACAGTCTATGTTTGGATTACCGAATGTAGCATTGGTATTAGTAGAAACGAAAGACGCTGAAGTGAAAAATCTTAGAGCGAAAGTCTCGCGCTTTATCTCGTCTCTAGAAAAGAGTCTCTTGAAGGCTATGAAGAGAGCCGCATCGATGTCGACTGTCGTGGAAGAAGGATTGCTTGTATTGTTCACTCTTGTGAACATTGACTTTCTGTTTCCAAGAAGCGACTGAGCAAATTGACCATACACGTCAGTCTTCTCTCTCATCATCATTGAACTGCTAGGATATATGAAATTTCCGCCGTTAGCTGCTTGAGCTATTTTTATCTTGGCAGCTGATCCTGCTGTGTTTTGATTACCGCTGCTGTTGATAGAATCGGGTGCAGCGAGTCCAAAAGTTATGTCAAATACGGGGTTTGCAGTCTGAAGTGTGAAGTCTTGGTCATACACCGTCTGAAAGAGTGATGACGTCACGCCTGGGCCCACGCCGCCTGTCACGAAGACCTGATATTTTCTTCTCGATATAGAAGAGCTTATGTCTTCTGAGAGAACATCAATTAACTGATTGAGGAAAGACCTAGTAACTACCTTGTCGTCCGGTCTTACGTCTTTTGATATGGCCATCTTAGTTCTTTTCCGTTAAGTTATGCTGTGTATGTGATGGGGATGTCGACTGAACAACCGTGCGTCAGGCCGGTTATCTTTACGTAGCTTGTTATCTTTCGCTTCGTTCCTTGCAGCTTGCCATAGATCGAAAGAGTCGTTGCGTCTATGTTTAGAGGAACCACAGTGAGTTCAATGGAAGTAGAAGTCCCTGTTCCTGAAAGCGTATAGACGGCCATCCTGTTGGGGTCGCCTGCATTGACTCTGTTGACTGCAGTTGATGGCGAATCAATACTTCCATTCGAGGCGCCGGTGATGTTAAAGAATCTACTCGATATCTTTATCTCGTACGACTTCTGTATGAATTCCACAGGAATTGACGATGAAGAAGCCTGCCCCTTCCAAAGCAAGTCTACACTAAATCTTTTTGCAGAATTATCAGTGAAATCTATGCTAGTTCCCGTAGAAAGCTTAAGTTGCGGAAGATAGACAGACGAAATTGCTCCTGAGTTTTCCCTCCCAATGAGTCGGTACTTTAGTGCAATTTCTGGATTTGTTAGGGCTTCAAAGATGGGTGTGTTCTTCTCTATCTTTTCTTTGCCAACTGTCCTACCATATCTCTTCACGAGACCATAATCGACTTCATCATCAGCAAGCGAATAGCTTGTGACGTTAAAAGCACTGTTAGCAGAAGCTAACTTCTGTCGACCATAGTCAGTCAAAACTGCGTCTAAAATTATGTTGTTGGTCGAGTGGTCAAGATATCCCATAGTTCCTCTATCGATTCTCTAACGTTGTAATTATGACTACGTTCTGTTTTTGACTGTTTTCCATTCCACAGAATCATACAGCAAACGCGAAGCGTTTAAATGATCACCAAAAACTTACCTAAAGAATCTTGACGTATTTGCAATTGTGCTGTTGATCATCGACATCCCGGTCACACCAGACCTATTCATGAGACTTAAATTGTCATCATTGTCTGTAATGTTTATCTTGAGAAGTTGCAATTTTTGGTTGTCTAAGTTTATCATCTGTAGAAGGTAATAAGGGTCTCTGTTTGTGCTATTCTTTGTAGAAACAACGAGAGACTCTGCATTTCTGTCGTCTTTTATTCGAAGCAACTCAGGAGAGAAATACACAGTCATTTTTCTTGCATTATTTCCTTGAACTCTAATCACGTCCTTAAAAGCATCGGCTTTCAAATAAAAGTTAGGATACTGACGAGGGCTTCCTGACTCGCAGATCAGTTTAGTCACCAACTTATTCTTGTACGGATCAAAAGTCACTTCATGTTGTGATGAGTAGTTAGAAATCATTCCATGTGCGTCTATCGAACAAACAGAATAGATGTACTTCGAAGACTCATAAAACTCTGTGTCTACAACGAAATCTTTGTCGACGTGATGTGTTGCAGGAGTTTCTGGGTCCACGCCTTCTGGTTGTTGTATGACGAGATACCTGTCTTCCAGCCGCAAGTTCTTTAAATTATTTCCGTCGACTCTCTCGTAAGTCTTGTAAGACTCTAGGCCGTTTGATCCTACCTCAGTTCTGTCAAAGTGGTACTGTGCTATTAACTCAAAAGGCTCTTTTATAGTCTTTCTTCTCATAACCTGTATCTGTTTTATGTCAGCCTGACTGTTGATGGGCAAGTCCCACATAACGACTACGTTCTTTTTCTTATAGTCGTAAGTAAATCTTAGATTCGTCGGTGGCGGCGGAGGCGCGTATTCGAAGCACTCCACTGGTACTGAGACGGGACGAGAACTAACGTATATGATAGAGGAATTTACTTTGGTCTTGTCACTATTGTAAGCGAGCATTTGTATGCTTGCGACGACTCTAACTGTGTAAACGTATGCGTAGCCGTAAAGTACACCTGGGTCATCGAGATTAGTTTTTGATATGTCTTCTATGTAGAATGTTTCTTCTTTTCTAAAACCAGATGTAGTGACCCTATATCTGTCAACTATGTAACCTATCAGCTTGACAGGTTGACTCTGGTATGACTTTATTGGTGCACCAGAAGAGACAGGGTACAGGACACTGTTTCTGTTGTTTGTGAAGTTTCCTTGGACACTCTCTGAATAGAATGTCTTGAGTGCGCTTAGGTTACTTGGTACTCCTTTTTCTCTTGAGCTGTTGAAAATGTCAGGTATTACAGCCTTGTTGATCTTCATGTTCAATTTAAGAGAATTAGCCACAGTGCTTATAAGATCATCTTTGTCAACTACCTCTCTGTTCCTATCATCAATTACTCTCAGCCCAAGTGAAGATTTAGGAAAGTTTATCAAGTTGGTGTATTGACTATACAGCTCATTTAAGAAATCACCGTAAGTCGAAGAATTATTAGTTCCTTGAAGAGAGATCTGTCTGATCTGAAACTTTGCCATGTTAAACAATCCTTCAGACTCATATCTGCACATCCTGTTAAAGTTCTCAAGGTCTGTGGACCCTTGTTCGATCTGATCGACATTTGAGAACGTGTGTGTCAAGTAACCAGGATTAAAATAGTTGTCTTCCGACACTATCTTATTGGCGGAGGCACTTATTGATGTCGGGACTTGACTGATGTAATTCTGTAAAGTGACTTGATAGTCAGAAATTTTTGGAGATTTCCAAGATAGAGAAACGTATCTTGGTATCTTGTCCATCGGAAGACTCGTTCCTCTAGACGACTTTGTTGTCGGCAAAGTTACTCTTTCGTCTCTTGTGTAAAAGTTGTAGACAAAAGATGCTTTTTGTTCAGAGACTTCAGGTACATTGACTTCATCGAGAGAGTTTGACACAGACGACATCTTGCTCGCAGAAAACCTCGGAGGAGAAGCGGTAGGAGCAAAAACTGTCGAGGAAGACGAAGCATTGTTTCCATCTGACGATCCACCTGTTGCTAGACTAGATAATGCTGGGTTTATTATGGGCATTTTTCTTTCCTTCAGAGGTTGTAGTCATAAGGAGCTACTGTCACAAAGTATTCGTCGAACGATATGTCTTGCGGAAGTGTATCTCTGTGTTTATAGGGCAGGTTGGTATTGACGCCACCAGCAGGACCTCCAGAAAGTACTCCTATGTTCTTAAGCGCTTGAATGTCCGATGTCTTCGTAACTGTTTCGTCTACGTAAAAGTCATCTGGGTCTATTATCATATTGAAGACTCTGTCGAACTTCTTTGGATATGAAATTTTTCTGTAGAAGTTTAACGGTCTGATCAAGAAAGTTTCACTTGAAAAGAAAGACTTCAGTGTTTCTGTGAGATCGATCTGTATTATTGAATTGGGATCAAGTCTGCTTAGTCTTTCTCTTACGCTGTCTCTAAGCGTGGCACTTGCCGGTGATGGAGAATTTGTTACAGGAAGGTTTAAAGCTTGTCCGCTTGTAGGATCGATTATGCTGGCTGCGACTGAAGCTGCAGGAGAAGCCTGGGCTTGAGCAGAAATGTAAGGAATGGATGCGACAAGCTGCTCCGATGAAATGCTTCTGTTGTCAAGCTGCGTGTAGTTGTCGTATCTTGTCTCATCGAATCTACTGTCTGTGAACCATCTGATATACTCTTCTGAGAGAAAACTTACGGCATGATTAGCATAGATCTGACGTTTTTCTTCTTCAGTCAAAGAGTTACCGTAAACGCCTATTGGAAAAGCTTGCAAATAGTTGTTGCTTAAGACGACTCCGCCGTAAGAAGTGACGTACTTCGATGGCATGGAGAGCAAGTTAAAATCATCATTCATAAGAACATTTTGATCCCAATTGTTGAGAACTCTAGTGGGATATCTGTCAAGTTCAAAGAGTCTAACTACAGGCTTGTAGACTATCTCGGGGTGAAGCCTGTCTATCTTCCAAATGTATATCTTTACAATTCTTTTAAGGGGAGAAGAAGACAGTGTAGGGTCATTCGAAGAATACAAGAATCTAAACATCTGTGGCGGGATTCCGACAGACATCACCTTCTTATTGTTTCCTTTTATCCTCAAGAACTGATTAGACTTGAAAAAAGAAGAGAGTAATGAGTATGAGAACAGATCAAACTCATTTACAGGGAGAAAGTTAGAAAAATTTTCTGGGAAGTCCGAGAAGGAGGGTATCTTTCTAAGTCTGTCTTCAAGTGCCCTCGTCACATCCACTATCTGTTGAGGATCTGTGGGAGTGTCAAAGTCTGATCTACCCGTGATTCTGTCACAAATTTCAGACATTATGTATCTTTGAAGCTTGACCTGATCTGGTGTGAGCGAGATGTTGAGAAGGTCTCTCTTTTTGTTTGCATCTAGGGCGTTGTCTTGAGAGTAGATTGCAGAGAGCTTCTGTATCTGCTGTGTCAAACTTTGTTCCACAAATGTCTTGAATTTCACCAGACTTGCAGACAAATCTTTCATATAAGACCTAAAAATGTCTAATTGATTTTTGATGTTTGTCGACTCCGACCGATGATTTGCAACTGACTGCTTGAGTCTCTTGGAGACGAGATAAGCATCTTCATTTCTATCAAAATGCTCCCTGTTAAAGTAATTGATAACTTGGACAGGAGTTGCTTCTTGCACAAGCAAACCTCTTTCTACATAAGCGAGATTGCTTTCTACCGTTCTTACGTTTCTAGTACCACTCCCAACAGTTGTTCTTAGAATAACAGTGTTAGTGTAAGTGTACGATCCTAAAAAATTCTCAGGAGTCTGAGACGCAACTATTCTCATGAGCATGTCAAAATATCCATACATGAAGGCTGTTTTGTCTAGACCGGTATAACCTGTCTTTTCTTGAGAGAAGATAATCGAATTGTTGTAAACGGACGTCATTAAGTCATAGATGACCTTCCACAGACCTTTCTGTGTGTCTATTCCGCCAAAGAGTCTCTTCTTTACTGCCTCATTGTAGTTTGCCTTGCCTGTATCCGACATGGATTTTATTTCTTGTCTTGCTCTTTGAAGATCAATGAGAGTCTGATCAATCGGAGCTCCTCCGACAGAAAATCCAGTAAATGAAATGCTTTCCAAATCAGGATCCACAAATGTTGTCTGATCCAAAGAATATCCAAGACCCCTGTTGATGGTCTCCCTCCATCTATTTTCTGTTATTATTTGATTGGTCCTGGTTAGGCTATTGACTATTTTTTCTTTTAGGGTGCTGAGTGTGCTCTGCGTGTTGATTGTGCTAATCAATGGATCATTGCTTGGAGTGTTCTCGATCACAATCTTGCTCATTAAGAACAAGAAGAGATAAGACTTTAAGTTTGCCGATATTGCAACGGTGCTGTCTATGGGTTGAACAGTGCACTTACATATGAGAGATGCCAATCTAACGTTAACGTAGTCATCTGACTGAACTTGTGAATATGGACCAGAAGGAGTCATCTTATCGTAATTGATTAAAAAAGTCTCTGTGAAATTACTTTGCACGTCGAGAACTTTTTTATAGAGATCTGTTACTTGAGAAAGCTTGTAGACTATTGAAAAAAAGTCAAGTTCTTCAGAAACATTTTTTGGTCTAAAAGCTCTATGGTCTCCAAAGAATGTACTTTCATATCCTGAAAGTTCATAAACAGTCTTTAGAGTCTCTTGAGAAACTTCAAGAAGTCTAGTCAGACTATTAAGTCTAGATGTGTCTACGGTCGTTCCGTCTTTTGAAGAAACAGTGCTGTCAACGTAATAGTAAGAACCAGGTGTTGCGTTAGTAGCAAAGTTTTTCTCAAAAGTTAAAACATTGTAGACCTGATTATCTGAAGCTTGAATTGCATTCGATAGAGACGACAAGGCTTTGCCTTGACCAATAGGATTCGTAGGGAACTCAAAAATTGTTTTAGAGAATCTACCGATCAAATGATCCCAAACGGCAAAGTTATCTCCCGAGACAGAAGGCTGGTAACCGTACTCAGAAAGCTTTGAAATGTTGCTTTGATCTAACAGATAAGAGGAATAAATTGCTTCCTTTAAGACTGCGTTTGCAGAGACATTAATGTCTCTTCCAGTCGACTCATATTGATCCAAAACGTCAGAAGAGTTTATCAATTCAATCTCTTCAAGCGCAAATCTGCTAAGTCCAAGTCCTCCCGACTGAGAATTCACTGTAGAGACTCTACCGCTGGTTGGGGAGTTTGCGAACGGGAGATTTATGTAGAGGCCTTTTTCTAAGTTTCTTATTGCTAGTCTGTTCGTCTCTATTTTTCTTGTATCTACTATCTCAAGACTGCTTGGAACGACAACATGCAGCGGATTCAACCAAAGTTTTAAGAGTGAAGACGGCGGTCTCTCAATGTCCGAAAGATAGATACTGCTATCATCATTCTCTACGTCTCTCCTTGCGTACGACTCGTCTATAAGGAAGTTAGTATGAGTAGAAACTGACTTCTTTACTTCAATCAAAACTTGCTTCCAGAGCTTTGTTTCTGTGTATTTTGATATGTTTTCTTGGCTGTAGCCTGAGTCAAGAAGTATCTTTTCAAACCTGAGGCGCTGATTCGGAAAGAAGTTCGGAGGCGTGATGTAGCTCTTTAGACTCATAGCATCGTAAACGTTGCCAATCTCACTCATGAGTCTATCAGTAAAATTATTCTCAGTAGAGACAAACTGAAGTATCTGCTGCTTGTTCTGTATTATGACGTCGTTTATTCCAGAACTTTGAGAAAGCAAACTAATTGCCGTTTTTGCTGTAATAATCTTGGCAGTTTCTTTGAGACTTAGAGAATTTCCCGTAGTGTTCTTTTTTGAGCTGTCTTCATACAGAGGAATAAACTCTGATGTAAAAACTAGCGAAGGCTTGTTGTCAGACAAACCTGTTAGATTTGTAAATAGTCTTTGACTTGCTGTGTTTGTCTGACCTGATTCCAAGTTTGTCGAATTAGAAAACTGCTGTTCTTGTCCAGTCAGCTGCGTGTACAAGTCGGCTGTAATTGCAGGTACATTGACTGACAAATTTGGTGACGTTATTATCGAAGAAACCAAAGATGCAGGTGCTGTAGGTGTGTAAAAAGGATTGGGTATTCTGGAGAAAGAATTTCCAACTGGTGTTAGGGCATTTTGATTGAAATTTGCTGATGATATTCCTTGCACGCCTGACAAAGCTTCTGAAATTGTTGCCACAGGTTGCTGTGTTACCGTAGGAATTGCAGGTGTTACCGGACTTGAATTCAGCTGAGTCTGTGGTGTCAGAGAACTCAAGGATGTTCCGCTTACTTGTCTAAAAGATTTTGACATAGATTACCTTGTTATTCGTTGATTCTCTGACTACTTATGAGCTTCTTTTGCATCATTTCAAGACTTAAGTCTTCTGAGATTTTACTGTAAAAGCTTGAATTAGGGATTCCTCTCAAGGAATTGTTTTGTGACACCGTTGTCTCTGGTATTTTTGATTTCTCTGCTATTCCATCAGGTTCAACAAGTATGCTGTTGGAGTAGTAAGCTCCTGCTATGTCTAAGTCTCTCAAAAATGGAACGATGATGTAATAGACAGACCCAACGTCTTCGATTGATAGCTCATGATAGATGTAATTCTTGTGTGTTCTTCCCACAAAGCTCTTTACGCCATTTACGACTTTCATAACTACAAAGCAGTCATAATCTTCGCTTGAAGATCCAAGAGAAGAATTTTTAGTTTGCCAAGAAAGCTTAATTGTGTTTCTGTCGATTCTATTGGCAGAGATTTGCTGTAATTGTCTAGTTTTGTAAAAAGCATCTATTGTGACAGAACTTGTTAGTCCAAAGGCGTCGACTGTTAGACTCTCATGCTCTTCTATCAAAGCTTTTCCTGACTCAGGATCGTCTGCGTATAGCTTTCCTTCAATAGACTTAGGATTTTTCCACTTGTAGGGATAGTAAAACCACTCATACCCATCTTTTATTCCTTTGGCAATGTAGTTAGGAAAGAGTGTAAGTGGATTCCTCCTGTACGTAAAGACATGATACGTGTAGGAATTCTGCGGATCGACAGGAGATACTCTAGAAGAAGCTCTTGTTCCAGGGTCATCTCTAAAAATTCCATTAGGAACAAGATCAAATACTTGTCTTTCTCCTGTATCCAAATTTGTTCTAACTACTTCGTGTATGAATAAATTCGAATAGACGGAATTGTTGTCTCCAAGAGGAGACTGGTTGTAAGTTGTCGACAGGGTGTTTAAGTATTGATCGTAGAGTTGACCAACTTCTTGCTTTAAGAAGTCTGTTATTTTCTCATCTTTGCTCTTTGGAACGAATGTGCTTATCTCGAAAGAGACGTCGACGCCTCCAGAATCATTTAGAACAGTAGACTTGTTTTTTACTTCGACGGTCACAGCATCGTTAAGCGGTGACGTACTGATGTTTTTCAACATTGCGTAATTGGAATAGACTTTTCTTAACTGTAAAGTGTTCTTAGACTGAACAGAGCAAACAGCATAGTATTCGTAAGTCTTGCCTACACTCACTTGAGAATCCATGAAAGTTATGTTGGAAGTATTTCTGGATGCTATGTTTTGGACTAGAACTTCTTCGAATTGATTATCGAAGTTGTCTGTACAGTCTCTCTTAAGAAGTCTCACTTCAAGTGCACCTTCGGGCAAATTGATTGTTTCTATCTTCATCAAGTTGTTACCCGAATGAGAAGCAATCAAACAAAAACTACCAAAAGATTCGTAACCTGGTCCTAAGACCACGTTTGTGAAGACATTTAATTCTCTGTTCCTGACATCGACTGGTACGACTCTCAAAAGAGAAAGTTCTGTGACTGTATCAATTTGGAAAAAATTGACATTGTTGTCGTTTTTTACACTTCCGTCTTTAGCCTTCTGATAATTGGAGCACACTCCGTTCTGAAAGACGTTTTTTAGATAGAGATTGAAGGACTTTACTTTCCCTCTTTTGTCCGTATCAGATATTGAAACAGAGTATCTTCTTCCTTGATTTTGACTTAATTGACCGTCTGAACTAGTCAAAAGCTGTGCTGATACTTCGGGAGGAGAAGTTACACTGTCATAAGCCTCAATGTGCTTAGATACTTGAAAAGGTATTGTTAGACTCTCGTCTGATGATCTTGAGTCAGACTTGTAAAGATTGAAAGTAATTGTCAGATTTTCTTTGCCGGCGTCTATCTGAAGGAAAATTTTCTCTTTGACATCGACGTAAGAAAGGTTCTTAACCACTCTCTGTGTTACGTACTTAGTTATTTTAGAATCATCCGGGCTGAGATCTACACTTCTCAAAAAGTACTTTACCATGTCTGTGTAAAGTCTTGGTTTTCCCAAAGCAGTTGTCTCATTTGTGAATTCAAATAGATTTTTGTCTAATGTTTCTGAGTTGAGCCTGAAGACGTTTGGATCTCCAAGAGGAGCAGTAGGATCGAACACATCTTCATTGACTCTATAGACAATGTTGTTTGCAAAAGAATCAATTTTCTCTTGCAAGGGCTTGCTCTTTCTCTTCTTCTCTTCTTTAACGGCAGATTTTAAGAACTCGGGTGCAGCCAGTTCTACATAGCTGTATTGATTGAGAGACGCGTCTTGGATATAAGGCTTTACAGAGACATCTTGTTTTGCAAGAACGTTTTCAGAGTCTTCTTTAAAGTAAGCCATATTGAAAGCAGAGAAAAGCCTGTCCTTAACGTCACTTGGTAGATTAGTGACGATGATATTTTCCTTGTCGTCACTAAAATAATTCTTCTGATCCTCGTAGTTCGAATTTCTCGAGTTAGAAGACACATTTGATCCAACGTCATCTACTTTCTTGACGATTATTTCAACTCTGTCATATTTTTCAAGCAGTTTCAAATCTGTCAAGTTTAGAGAAAAAGTCACTTCAAATTCATAAAGCTTCCTATCAGACTCTTTGATTTCCGATAGTAACTCTGCAAAAGTATCGGGATTTACCCTGAGAATTTCATTCTGACTCTCTCTCTCTTCTCTCTTCTCAACGATAGTAGTCATAGTGTGATATCCTCACTTTCACTTCTCTCATCTTTAGAGAAAATAAGAGTGAACATGTTGACAAAGCAAACTGTGCCACGATTGTCCAAGTAAGTCTTTCCTACGAAGTACACTTTCTTTGAAGACGTATTATCTGCTTGGGTATCGTCTTGAA